CGTTCCGTTTGTAACCGCAGCCGCCGTTGTGCCCGCAAAAGCACGAACGATTGTCAAAGTATTGCCCGAAACGGCCGTGATGAACACGTACTCGCCGTGCTCTTCGAACATACCGATGACGCCAGCAACGAAAGTCGATCCGTCCGCAACATCCAGATCGGTTTCGCTGTCTGTCATCGCTTCCGCAACCGTGGTGCGGCCAGAAAGATGAGTTTCCTCGAACCAATGAATGAGCGTATCGACAGCAGCTTCGCTCTCCATGCCGGACGAAAGAGCCAGCAACGGAGCCGTCCCTGTCGGATGTTCCTGCAAGAGACCGGAGGCGAAATCACCAACTGCGTCGCCAACGATACCGCTGTCCGAGGCAAAAACGCCGCGAACGGCAAAGCAAATGTGCCCGTGTAACACGGCCTCGCGCTTAGCTGCGACAAAGCCACCGACACCGGCGAAGGGTCCTTCAGTGAAAGAACGCATTGAAACCTGCCTTCCTATGACCGTCTGTCCGCATTGCCCGTAAGCACGTCCAGCCAGTTGTTTTCCCCCGCCGGTAAGCCTTGCTTATCACCCGGCGGAGTGTTGCCCCCGAAACCAGAACGCATGTTCGGATTGACTTTTCCTTTTTCGGGGTTCATGGAAAGGTCAATCCGTTTGAAGAATTCCTTGACGCCATCGAGCGCCTCGGCCTGTGTCGATCCCTTGTCCAGCAGTCGTTTCATGACCGTCTCAGCTACCGGGCCCATTACAGGGTCCTTTGCCTGGGTGAAATTCGTCTGAAGATAGTCGCGAATACGCTCGCCTTGGAACATGGATTGAGACTGGCCGACAGCAGCCTTGACGGCATTCTCAATTTTCTTGTCCATGACGGTCGTAAGGCCCGACATGGCTTTGAGATAGCCGTTCTGAATGCGCGCATTGATCTTCCCAAGAACGTCGGGAATATTATCGCCGCTCTTAAAAGCCTCGATTTCCTGCTCCGTAAGGGCAAGATCGCCCAGCCCGACATCTTCCAGGTGACGCTTGAGTTGCGCCTTGGGGTCGGGAAGATCGCCTTGATTGTTTGGCGGTGTGGGCTGATCATTTTTCTTATTCGGGTCGGGTGCAGGTTCATTCCATATATCATCGACCATCTTGATTTTAGGATCAATGTTATCTTTGTTGTTATCTTTGTTTTGAGGGTCGTTGTTAGGCGGAGGATCGCCGCTGTTCTGCCGGTTCATCCAGCCCCAAATCGAGGCGTTGTTTTGCCGTTGCGGAGTGGGCGACTGCCGATTGTTGGCCGAACCGCCGCCCTGGCCCGGATTGGGAATAAACCCATCCGTATTGGACATCGAACACAAAGCCGACGTGGCCTTGAGATATGCAAACGTGTGCTTGTTCCTGTTCATTGTGGTCTCCTGTTTAGCTGAATTAATCCGACAGCACGCGCTTGCGGCCGTTCATCCAGGCCGTCATGTAACGCGACGACGCCTCTTGAATGCGCTGAAAATTCTCCAGCGTCGGAAAGTACAGATACGACCGCACATGCGCTTGAAGTTCCTCAGCGCACTTGTGCTCCATCTGTTGCATTTCCACACTAGTCAAAGCGCGCATAGAATTGCACGCCATATCCTCTTTGGCTTGTCGATAAGCTTTTTCTGCTTCTTCGTTCATAGGCATCGGTTGCCCCGGTTCACGCATTTTCGTCTCCTTCTAGCCGCCTGAGCGCGCTTGTCTGTAAAGATTACTGATAAAGTCACCCAACTCAACCCAAAAATTCTCAATCGCGCGCAGGTGCCTTGCTTGATTGAGGTACTCCAAAGCCTTGTCGTCCGAGAAAGAGGCGGGGTTCAAGGACAACGCCTGCTCCCCCGCCGCTTCTCGCTGGAACTGAATGAACTTCGCAAAAAGAGGGTCGCACAAACGGGCCGTGAGCATCGCCCGCTCATGTTCGTTTAATTTCCGCCACGCTTCGTCGGAAACTATAATCGTAACCTTCATCCCTGATCCCCACCAGTGGCCGGAATTCCAGGGACGTTAGCCTGTGATGGCTGCGGGATCGGCAGTGGCTGACCTGTCGTCGGATCGATCGCCGGTGTCTTGCGGCGGAATTGTCGGAAGTCCGTCCTGTCACCAGCGAGCGTCATGTAGTAATCCAAGAACGCAACAATATCGATTTCCTGCAACGCTTGCTGTGATTGGATCACGAATTGTAGGATATCCCGCAAGATTTGAAGCTGCATCAATTTATCGAGGCCTTTCAACCCCGTGCCGATTTCATATTCTATGTTTGCTTCGACAATATCGCCCATCGACTTGGTCTGACGCGTCCCGCCCTCGTCAACATACGAAATGCTCTCCAGATTGGCATAACAATTGTAGATCATCTGGAATTTCATCGGATTGAGCGCCTGATCCGAGATAATCCGCGCAACCTTCAACTGTCGCTGATCACTCGCTTGGACAGTCGCGGCCGCCTGATACATCGTGGCGCGCTCCAAGTCCGCCACATTCCGCACGCGATCCGTCGGTAAGATTTTCTGCATCACGCCGTCGATCTGCGCAAGCATATCAACGTTGCGATCCGTTTGCGGAGCATCGTTGTAATGCCGGATCGCTTTGTCGATGTCGATGTCACCGGCCGACGAACGCATGGGGATCATAGCGCCAATCAGGTCTTCGCGTTCAAGATCGAGACCGGGAAACAGCGATTGCACAAAGACCGTAAAACCATAGATAGCTTTGCGAGTAGCCGCCTGATGGGAATTGAGAAGAAACGACGAAAAATGCTGCAACGGCAGAAGCTTCTCCGCATAGGTCCGCTGTTCGTTCCGCAAGTCGTCTTCAAGCGGGCAACCAACCGCAAGCGGCAGCATTCCATGACTATCCTCCAATTTAAACGCCGCTGTCACACATTTCGAATTCCCGAGGGTCACACGCCACAATTCGAGGTTCTTGTTAGTCGGATTATCAAGACCAAGTTCCCCCGGCTTGAGCCAACCGATGAAATGCAGCAATTCCAGCCCTGGTGTGCTCTCTTGCACAGACGTTCCGCGCAGGGTTGCGGACCAATTGATCGTTCCGTTCTCGCGGATTGACTTTTCGTCTCGAACCGATGGCGGAGTCTTGTAAAGCGACTTTCCATCAGATGAATTGCCCAACGTATCGCCGATAACCTCGTGAATATACCGCTCGATCCCATAAAGCTGCCCGTCTTGACGCATTTTCTGCACGCGGAACGGCGTTTTGCGTTCCACCCACGCAAAATACTCGCCTTGTTCTGGCAAATCAACTGGATGCACGCTCTCGTCGAAGAAAGTGTTGTAGATGTCGAAAGAAGTGATGACATTTCCCTGCCAAACGATACCATTTTCCTTCTTCGCCGCGCCGCCGGGAGAGCCTTTGAAAACAACTCCCTTCCTTTGTTCCCATAAGATGGGCCAGCCGCCGATATTGTACTTCAACATATTCAAAAGACCCTTCGCCATGTGGCGATAATATTGAGCCTTCTGTGATTGTTTGTTCAACTCGGCCACCATCGCCTGCGCCATGGCCTGTTTGTCCGCCGGTGCAACCGCTTCGAAGAAATCCATCTCGGGAGCATAGACCGACATCAAATACGTCATGCATTCGTCGATCTGCGCCTCGGTCAGAGGCAGGTTATGGTCCGTCGGTTTGGGGGCCTTGCCGCTCGAATTGTCCGCTGCGCGTTTCTGGTCGTCCTTCGACAGCTTGATGAACCCCGAAAGCTGAACATCAATCGACTGCGCGCGATCTGCACGACGATTTCTCGCCGGGTCAGAGATGTCAACCCGGTCCATGATATGCTTGACCAACTTCGCTTCCATCTCCGGCTTGTTAAGGATCGGCAATGCCGTCCGATCCTCCTGCGGAATTGCTACCGTGCGAGAACGGCGATACTCTGCGAAGGAGGAAGGGGCACGAGCGGGTTTCGTGCCGTAGATCATGCTGGCTTTGGACGTGGGCATCTTTTTCTCCTAGATTTTACAGATTGCGTAACCGCTCTTGACTTGGTATTCCAAGCCCGCGGTCCGGTAACTGTCCATGATTGCGGGCATGTGAATGCGCGTCATCGTTATGCCCATAGATGCGCTGTCGATAATGTCGTCTTCGTTGTTGTCTTTGGTCGGGTCGTATTGGAGAAGCTGCTGCGTGACGATGAAATCACCTTCCGAAAGGGACCATTGTCCTTCCCGCATCGCAGAACAGAAGACCGCCAAGCGTTCGGTCTTGGACTTGTTCTTGTGCGGGATTTCGTAGACCTCGAAGTTGAACTTATGGACCGTCATCATGACTTCGAAGAGGAATTTCAACGCCATCTGCAACGCGGTCTGTTCGATCCCGACGCATTTCGTGCGCCACTTGCGGCAAAGTTCCACTAGCAAGTGAAAGACCTGATCCGGCGAGAACTGGCCCGCCACGACTTCGACAATCTGCCACGATTGGCCCTTGAAGGCATGGACCACCAGGGCCGTGTCGTTACCCCAGGCCTTCTGCGAAATGGCAGTATCAACCGTGATGAATGCCATCTCTTGCTCGCCAGGGACCATCTCCGGTTTGTACGGGATTTCCTCAGGCTGGATCAGCAAGTTACCGTCTGCGATGGGCAGGTTCATCATCTCTGCGAACCAAAGGCCGATCAGCTTCAGCTTTTGGTATTCCAGATAATCTTTGGCGATACGCGCAAGGGGCCAAATCTCGGGCCAGAGGGGCTTCCCGTCCGACAAAAGACAACCGAGCCGCATCGAATGCCACTCATCCGAATTCGTGCAAAAATGATGCAGGAGGCTCTTGTTCGACAGCATGTTTCCAAGGTAGATCACCTTGCGGAACTTACTCGACAGAGCCTTCAGAAAGTCACCGAAAAACCACCGCTTCAATTTATTCTGCAAGAGCGGCGTCGCTGTGTTATCTTTATCCTCCAAATCGTCCACCACAGCCAATTCCGGCCGAGTATTGTCAATATTCGTCCCACGAACCTGCTGCCCAGCGCCGAGAGGCTTCAAAATGCAGAATTTCACCCTTGGGGCCCCCGTCTCGTCGAAGGTCATTAGGGTAAACTTATAGAAACCCTTGCCATGTTGCTCGGTATTGAAGTCCAGGGGGCCAAATGCCGCCTCGAAATTCAGCCCCTGCATGTATTTGACGATGTCTTTGCAAGCTTCCGAGGCCACTGCGAAGGTATTGGAAACATAGAGAATAAAACGGAAAGGCGTGAAGAGAAAATACCAGACCGCTGCGAGCTTCGCAAGTGTCGTTTTCGCGTGTCCCCGAGGCAATGCCAGGGCAATATACTCCACAGCGACCTGTATCAAATACTGCCATGCATTCTCGTGAAATTCTGGGACCTCATGGGTCAATTCTTCAGGGATAAAAAAGTTAATAAAGAACTTGAAAGATGACCTCAGGGCCTCCAGCACATCCTGAAGCGACATCTGCGCCTGTGTCGTCTCAGACGCCCTAAACCCCATCGTGAATTTGTTTAAATCAATTTCTTCAATCTTTGCCAATTACTATTCCCCTCGATCGATTAAATCTGGATGGACCCCCACTGCATCCAACAACCCCTCCAATTCATTAATCACCTGCGTCTTCGCCGGAACGCCAAGCAATGCCGAAACGCGCTGCGGCGTGATCACGTCCGCCACGCGCTTGGGCAATTCTTTCCGTTCCATGCTGACGTTTATTCCCCTCGTCCCTGGAGTTTCCTCGCTTGGGGCGGCTACATTGATGAAAGTCTTGTTCAACGTCAGGGTAATTGTC